CTGTTACTCAAGGCCACGGCGTTGACCGCTGGCTATATGGGCATCGTTCTTGAAGAAGCGGTCGCGCCAATAAGCCAGACGGTCGAGCCTGATTGGGATTTACCGTTCATCGATTATCAGGCCGCATTGGATCGTGGCGAAGAGCAGGTTGCGGCCATTCAGGCGGGGGCGTCTTCGTCTTCTGCCATCGGTCGACAATCTGTTGTTTCCACGGCTCGCCAAGCAGGCGACGCAGTCCAATCTTCCCGCATCATTGCATGGCGGCGTGTACCTGATGGCGACGCCTGCGACTGGTGCTTGATGGTTGCCGGCGATCGCTACAAGTCGGCGGCATCGGCCGATTTCGGACATCTCCGCTGTGAATGCGGTGTGTCACCAGTTCTCAGCCCTCGCTGATTGCGCTCACGTCTGGCGCTTAACAGACGGCAACTACTCCTCGGAGGACAGAATGCCCGATCTAATCATCGACCCGAACACCCCGCCAGCCACACCGGAAGCACCGGCCACACCGCCGGAGCCGTCGCATATGGTTGCGCAGGATCAAGTCGACCGCATCGTTCAGGAACGCCTGAACCGCGAGCGCCAAAAGTTCGCAGATTACGACGAACTCAAGCAGAAGGCCACCCGTTTCGACGAGATGGAAGCTGCGAGCCTGTCGGATCTGGAGAAGGCAAACAGCCGTGCCGATGCCGCCGAGAAATCTGCAGCAGACGCAACGGCCAGAGTCAAAGATACGAACCTTCGATCAGCGGTCATTTCGGCCGCGATGAAGGCCGGTGCAGTGAACCCCGATGCAGTGTTCAAGCTCATCGAAAAAGACGCAGTGACAGTGGGCGACGACGGCCAAGTTACGGGTGCGGAAGAAGCGGTTGCGACTCTGCTGGAGTCTGACCCTTACCTCGTCGGCAAGGCGTCGCCCCCTGTGGCGGCCGCGGATGGTGGGCCTCGCGGAAGCGGGACCGGCACGAAGCAACTCACACGAGACGACTTGTCGTCCATGACGTCCGACGCAATCGACGCAGCCCGCATTGCAGGCCAACTCGATCAGCTCCTCGGGCGCCAGTAATCCCCAACCCCCAACAAAGGAGCCGCCGTCATGGCAATCTCATTCATCCCCGAAATCTGGTCGGCGAACATCCTGTCCAGCCTCAAAAAGAACCATGTGTTCGCTCAGGCTGGCGTCGTCAACCGCAACTACGAAGGCGACATCTCGAGCCAGGGCGACACCGTCAAGGTCCGCTCAATGGGTCGGCCGACCATCGGCACGTACACCAAGAACACGACCACCATCGTCCCTGAGACGCTGACTGACGCTCAGCGTTCGCTGCTCATTGACCAGGCCAAGTATTTCGCGTTCGAGCTGGACGACATCGATGCAGCACAGTCGACCGGTGGCGAGCTCGAAGAGTCCCTGACCGAGGCCGCTTACGGCCTGCGCGATATCGCCGACCAGTTCATTGCTGGCAAGTACACGGAGGCTGCTGTAGCTAACCAGCTCGGCACCGTTTCGGTGACGACCGCTGATCTGGCGTACACGCAGATTCGTAAGCTGTCCGTCGTACTTGACGAGGCCAACGTGCCAGACGAGGGACGCTATGTCATTGTCCCGCCGTGGTACTACGGCCTGTTGCTTGAGAACTCAAAGTTCGTCAAGGTCAACGAGTCCGGTACCAGCGACGGCCTTCGTAACGGGCGTGTCGGTGACGTGCTCGGCTTCAACGTGCTCAAGTCGAACAACGTCGTGAACACGGCTGGCGACGACTACGCCGTGATGGCAGGCCATGCGTCCGCGATCAGCTACGCCGAGCAGATCGTCAAGGTGGAGAGCTACCGCCCTGAGGATTCGTTCTCCGATGCCATCAAGGGCTTGCACGTCTATGGCGGCAAAGTCATGCGCCCCGACTCGCTCGCAACGGTCGTCGCGTCCATCACCTGATCTCCAGTCCCCTGGCGCGAGTCGCTGGGGGACTGATGCCAGTCCCGAACATCTTTTACAAGGAGCCCATTAATGCCACGTACAAATGTCCCCATTGTCACCAATAGCGCATCCGGCGCCGCCACTGGCGCCGGCACCACCGCCGACCCCACCAATGACCATGTGGTTGATCTTGCGGGCTATCCGCTGGAGAATGTCACGATTCGTCTGACCAACACGAACGGAACCGACCGTGTTGCAACCATCGTGGCCGGAGACTCTCCGCCTGCGCTGTCTGCGGGCCTCGGCAACCTGGACGTTACGGTCCCGGCAACTTCCGGTGACGTCACGATTGCTGGGCTTGAGTCGGCCCGGTATTTGCAGGCTGACGGGACGATCCATATCGACCTTGCCGCTTCCTACGCTGGCGCTGTCAGGGTCACGCGGCCGGCGTGACGGTATTCGTGTTGGGTCAGTCGGGAGTCGTTCAAGAGATCGATATCCCGACTGATTCGCACGCAGCCGAACGCTTCCAGGCTTCTGTTGATTCGGGCGAGTTCCGAATCGTTGACAAAGGCGACATTGAGGCGAAGGAGACACGCCACGGCGGTGTCATCTACGTGCTTAAGACCGATGCGCCAGTGAAGCCAGAACCACGCAAGAAGGTCGCCGCAAAGGTGGCCGCAGAGACTGACTGAGTCGGAGGATTCATGGACGCTGCAACTGCGCTGACCGATCTGCAGATGATGGCGGACCATGAGTCTGACCCGGCGTTGGCCGTCGACGAACTGGCTCGCATCCTTGAAACCTCCCGGCGTGTTGATGTCGGCGGCAACAACGTTGGCAACAGCGTTGCCGCCCTAGCATGGGAAGCGTCAACCGTCTATTACGTGGGCGACATCGTTACACCCAACCCGGCTAACGGTTCCTACTGGATGTGTTCAACGCCTGCAACATCTGGTGCCGTCGAGCCTGTCTGGCCTTCTGTGTCTGGTGTGCAGCCGTTTGCTGACGCGATCTCCGATGATGATGTGCGCTGGAACTATTCAGGCATGACGTGGGTGCCTACTTGGGATCTCAACGCAGCGGCAGCGAAGGCGTGGCAGGTTAAGGCTGGCAAGGCTGCGGGCCGGTACAACTTCACGACTGACGGCCAGATGTTTCAGCGGGCACAGATTCTCGGGCACTGTCGGGCAATGGAGAAGTCGTATCGCCGCAAGATCGCAAACGTTTAATGTTGACGGCTCTCGAACTGTCGTCAATGCGCACCGATTCGGAGGCTGCGCTGCCTGATACGGCCACGATCACACGACCGGGCGCGTCGGGCGCACTGAACACCACCACAGGGGTCATGGCGGCTGACGCTGCAGGAACCGTGATCTACACCGGTGACTGTCAGCTCCGTCAGCTTGAGTCGATGGAGTCGACTGTTCTGTTCGGTGAAGAGCAGGTGACCCGTTCCCGTTACATTGCCCTGTTCCCATTCGATGTTATCTCGGCTCGAATTGATGACGTCATTACGTTCGGAACATCGGACAATCCCGACCTGACCCGTTTGAGCTACCGGATCACAGCGGTGCCGGTCTCCACGTTCACCGTCTTCAAGGGTTACCCGTGCGTGGCGGTGGAGACATGAGCCTTCACGGTCAGCGAGTCTTTATTGCCTGGGTCATCAGCGTCCTTGAAGATGGCGGTCTCACGGTTGGCGATCATGTCGCACCGTCCACCGTCCCCGACAACAGCGGCTACGTCGTGGTCTATTCGATCGCTGGCGGTATCACGGACGGTTCCATTGACGAGCCGAACGAAGACGCATCTCCGACGTTCCAGATCACCTCAGTGTCGTCGAACCCTGCGCAATGCCGATGGCTGGTCGACAAGTCCCGGTCACTGTTCAACGCTGCGGTGCCAGCGACGTTATCCGATGGCCGCAAAGTGATTTGGCTGGACTTCCCGATGGCGTCCACGACAATCATTCGAGATGACGACGTACAGCCGCCGGTCTGGTATGCGCCAGACCGTCTAGAAGTTGGCACATCGTGACCGCCGATTTCGATCTTTCGGAACTGTCCGACCTCACCAACGACCTCATCAAGGCAGCACCTAAAGCCGCCGCCGTGTCGTCACTGAGTCTCACGAAGATCGCCGCCGAAATGAAGGCGGGCGCCGTCGCTGATGTTGCTGTGAAGTCCGGCGAAACTCGGGACTCGATCAGAATCGCGGGCGGGCAAGACTTTCGACGTTTGATTGCCGATAGTCGTGCAGCGTTCTTCCTTGAGTTCGGCACATCGGACACGGCGCCTCAACCGTTCATTTGGCCGCAAGCCCCGTTAGGGCACCGTCGGCTCACGATGGCGCTACAGGGCATCGACCCGTTCGATTAACCGGCGACAGCGGCGCACGCATCGATGAAGCGTAATCCGGCTGCCTCGAACTCGGGGCGATCCCCGGCGGTCGCAGCTATCAACATCTGACGAGCGTTCGACGCAATACCGATTTCTTCGCTGATCGAAGCGTTCGACTCAATGCCTTTCATCTTGCCTCGCATCTCTGTGAACGTGATTACACCAGCCACGTAGTCGCGGCCGGAGTCGTTGAACTGCCGACACGCCAGGAGCGCACCGCTGTCTGGTCCTTCATCGGCACCGCACGCCGTGAACGTCAGGGCTAAGACCGAAATCATCGCAAGTCGTTTCATACGACTCGACCGTATCTCATCACGGAGGAACTATGACCAAACACTCACCCACCGACCCCGTCACGTTGCGTCATCCCGAATTGCCGGGTGTCGAAATCGTGAAGAAGTACAGCCGGTTGGCGCACTTTGCGCGCAGCGGCTGGGTCGAAGCCAAATCGCCGAAGGCATCCGCCTTCGTCGAAACCCAAACCCAACCGATCCCCACCGGGGACAACCCTGAGGAGGGGTCCAAATGACCGCAATCGCACATGATGGTGTTGTTCAATGGTTCTGGCTTCCAGCCTGCGCTATCGTCGCAACACCCACACTGGCCGAGATGACCGCAGGCGAACGCCTGACCGACATCACCAACTACGACACGCCGGCGTCTGAGTCGTCGGTTGACACGTCCGGCATCGACGACATCTACGACACTTCGGTGGTCGGCACGTCAGCGGCTGGCCCGATCGTTCTCACGTTCAAGCGTGACGATACCAGCGAAACGGGCAGCTGGGATGCGCTCGAGTTCCGTGACAACGGCTTCCTCGTCAAACTGCCGTTCGGTGGGTCCGGCGCATCCGCTGCACCTGCAGCAACCGACAAGGCCGAGGTCTATCCCGGTCAGGTCGGTCAGAAGCGGCCGGAAGGTTACGGCCGGAACACGACTCAGAAGTTCATGGTGTCGATCTATGTGACCGCCGCCCCGAACGTTGACGCTGCTCTCATCGCGTCCTAGTCACATCTGATCCGATCCACGGGGCGCTGGCTGCTGGCGTTCCCGTGGATCGTGGTCGATCTCACCGAACATCCATAAAGGGGAAGAACCGAAATGACATCAGCGATCGAAGACATTCTCAAGACCGCGGAAGATCCCGCATATCACCGTGTGGTGACTGCCCGCATCGCGGCTGTCCCGCAGGCGTTACGCGAAGAGCACGCCGAACTTGACGCACTACTCCCGACCCTCACATCCGACACGATCGACGCACACCCGAAACGTGCGGCGACCGCTGAACGTCTGGTTGCGATTGAAGCCGAGCTTGAAGCGTCGATGTTGGCGTTCCGGTTCATCGCGATCGGCCATCGTGCTTGGGCTGACCTGCTGCGTGCCCACCCACCGACCGAGGCCCAACGCAAGGCTGACCGGTCGGCAGACCACAACGTCGAGACGTTCCCGTACGAGGCAATGGCTGCTTCATGTGTCGACCCGGTGATGACCGTTGCTGATGTCCGACGCCTTGAAGAGTCAGCACTGATTGATGTGAGGGCGTGGACCGAACTTTGGTCAGCGTGCATCTCGGCGAACGTCGTAGCGATCGCGCCAAAAAGCTTGGCCGCTTCGATTCTGTTAGCGAGCGGCGCCTATGCGAAGCGGCCCACCATCTCCGAACGCCCCGCTCCATCCTCCTCGGACGCGTAGTCGAACCAGGCGAGCCGCTATGGCTCGACGACGACCGAGAGTCAGAGCTGGCGTACATGGATTACCTCGACTCGCTTTGTGGCGGTTGCGGGAATCCGGCAGCCGAGTCGATGAACGAAGCGAACGATGGGCTGTACGAGGCGGTCCCTGTGCATTGCTTTGCATGTGCTGCACGGGACGCCGAGAACCGTCAAATCGGTAGGGCACGATCAGATGGCTCGATGGGTGATGGCTCGTTTGATGGGCTGCTCATCGGGTTAAAGAAACACGAATCCACTACGTGACGAGAGGGGGCATCTGATGGCCGAAAAGACCGTATCTGTCAGGTTGTCGGCGACCGTTGCGCCGTACAAGAAGGCGATGGCTGAGGCTGCGGCTTCGACCTCGGCGTTCGAGAAGTCCGCAGGTGTCGACTTCCAGAAGGTCGGCGCGAAGATGCAGACCGTCGGCAAGAAAATGACGATGGGCGTAACTTTGCCCCTCCTTGCAGCCGGGGCGGGTGCCGTCAAACTCTCGATGGACTTCGATGCGTCAATGTCGAAGATCACGGCTCTGGTCGGTATCGGCGCTGCCGAGGTTGACGGCATGAAAGACTCTGTGCTCCAGCTTGCCGGAGAGACGGCGACCGCTCCGGCCGAGCTCGCCGACGCTCTCTTCGTGCTCACGTCCGCTGGCTTACGGGGTGACGACGCCCTGTCTGCCCTCGAGATGTCGGCGAAGGCGTCGGCGGCTGG